TTGGACTTTTGAAAATACTTGTTATAAACTGATTTTACTGCCATACATTTTTAAAGTTTTAAGTTACCTACTGCTAATTCATATGGTAATGTGAAATCTTTCTGATCATAATGATAGTTAATCATAGGTAAAATATCATCTCTAAGACTACCCAACCAGTTTCTCATAGTTTTATCTGAAACTTGGAAAGGATAAACTTGATTGTACTTATCAATAACAATAAATGTAAAGTTAATTCTCCACTCTCTACCATCTTCTTTATCTCTAATCCACTTATAAAAAGCCAATTGATAATAAATAGCAGCCTGCATCCAATATCTATAATATTCAACAGACTCAGCAAAATCTATTAATGGTTTTCCTGTAGTCTTAACATCATTGATAAATAGAACTTTAGCATCATTATCTATAATCACATTATCAAGTATACCTTTAAAGCCAAATGATTTATCATCCGTGTAGATTTTATTTTCAATCTTTACTTTAACCTCATTATAAACTTCTAGATGGGTATCCTCCTCTTTTCTATCAAGCTGTAACAACTGTACTATAGACTCATTCTGTTTTACAGAATCAACACACTCTTTACAATAACTAAGTGTTTTATTATCTAGTAAGGTCTTACCTTGACTTGACTTCAGAAACTCAAAGTAACTGATGTTATCAGGTATTAAGATTTTCTTAACTCTTGCTTCATCAGTTTTAAGCTTTTGATGCAAGTTTATTTTCTCCAAGAGATCTACTATTGCAGTCTCATATTTGTCCAAAGTTAGTGAATTATCTGAACCTTCCAAATGTATTTTGAAAATTTCATCTACAATTGTTCTATTACTAGTACCTGGCATCTTACCAGGGACTACAATAAACTCATCATCAAAATCTTCAGGATTAAGAAGTAAGCAGTGAATGACCCTCCCCTGTACTAGGTGAGAGTCAACACTATCTTCTTGTTCCTTTAGAATGTAATGATTGTAGAACCAACTTGGTGAAAACAATAACTTATTTATTCCGCTATAGCTGAAATAAAATTTGTTACTGTAAAATTGTTGTAGTTCATTAGAACCAATCAAATTCTTCATTTAAATCTACTTTTTTTGCTATTACTACTTCTCTTACTGTAGGTTCTTTTTCTGTTTCTACTTCCGTCTCTTCAATTTCAGGATCCGCCAGGGACCCTGTTTCTGCCGTGACAGACTCAGAAACTGCAACTTCTTCTACAGTATCTTCAACAACCTCTTCTTCCTCAACTTTAGGCACTGTAGTTTCATCTACAAATGCTTCAGTTTTATGAACCCACTTGTAATTTAACTGTGGTTGATACTCTGGATTTATACCATAAGCACTTGGTTTTACATAGTTAGAATAACCATTATTAGAAAAGTAAGTTTTCTGATCATCCATAATAAATGCAAGAGCAGCTGGGTCTAGCTTGCCAAAAGATAATAAACTTGCAAAAACACCATCAATATGACCATTACCACCATTACCTCTACCAAGATAGTTCTTCAATGATTTGAAGTTAACATGGTTTTTAGTTCTAGAGTAATCCATCTCACGGCCATGGTGAAAGAATAACATTTCAAGATATAGAAGACTTTCTAGATAATTAGAGTTAGCCATAATCTCCATAGCCATCACATGATTATCACTGTCAGAACTCTTAAACATGTTTCTTAAGTTTTGATATGTCTCTAAATCAATTAAGACAGCATCATCACCATTAACAACTTCAAGCAATGCATTCTGTTCAATGATGTTTTTAGTTTTTACTTCGTCATAGATTTCTAGATTATCATCACTAATAGTCCATATATGATCATTAGTACTCTTTCTCCATCCATCTTTTCTAAATTGATCTTTTGTAACACCTAGTTTTTCAAGAATCTTATCTCCTAGTGGACCATTTGTATTATTATCGGGTTGACAAAGCCTAGCTGTAGGCCAATCAACTGCAACATATTCTAACTCATCTTTATTAAAGCCTGCAAGTATATCATCTATCTTTTCTACATAATATTCATCAAAGTCAGAAGACAACTCTTTCAGAGCGTCAACTGTAGCAAAGAAAACCTTTGCAGGAACTTTGTGCATCCATGTAGATTTAAATAGCTTTTCTCCAGCTCTATCACTACCAACAACAACAGTTGCATTGTTTAAATCAGTAGTAGTTCTAATTTTATATTTTACAGATAAATCTTTAAGTTTTATTCTTGGGACAGTACATCCCTTCATAAAGTAAATCTTATCTTTCATTTGTGGTGTCCACTTAGCTGTACTAAAGTTTAGACCATGTACTTTTTCATTATAGTTTTTTCTTGAAACTACATTTAATACATCAGTACTTTCTGTTTGGACATCTCCTATTTGTACTTTATTATACTCATCTCTTTCTATATCTGCTGATAAAGCAATAAAAGGTAATTTAGTTATACTCATTTTTTTTAATTTAAAAAGAGGGGTTTTTACACCCCTCCCTTTGTGATAAACAAAATTTATTTTACAGTCATAAGGATTTCTTTAACCATGTAATATCTCAAATCATCAGTAAATGAATCACAGTCAGTAACCAAGGAGATAATTCTATCAATCATCTTTTGAGGTACTGAACCTTTGTCAGCTGTAATTAATGCAAAGTTGATAATTCTAGTACTAATAATACTAGATATATCCGCTCTGAAATCATCATCTTTACCAATGCAACCAGTCAAAGAACCTTTAACATAGTTCCAATCATCATTAGTAAGAATCTGCTCAGGGCTGATAATCTTATCTAACTTGTTATTGATAAACATAGCAAACAATGCAGATGGTTCTTCTCCAATTGATCCATCACCAATCATATTAATTAGCGGCAACTCATCTTCAAACTTTTGAATAGAGCTAATAGAGTTAAAGAAAGTAGTAATACTTCTAGGATTAACCTTCTGTGTTACAATCTCAGGATTCATCAACAAGAAGTTGATACATCTACCATCAATATTAACCTTCTCCGCCCAGCGAGCCCATACATTAGAATCAAACTTTACCTCTGTAGAGATAAATCTAGTCTTCTGAGCATCATCAAGAGAAGTTACCTGATACTCACCATTGTCTGGATTAGTAGTCAGGATAACATGCCAGTTCTTTGGAAGAGACCAAGAAATATATTCTTGTCTATCCAAGATCTCCATAGTTGCTTGCATAAATCTGTGATCAGCACGAGTGTAATCATCAAGAACCAAGAAACCACCTTCAGTTCTACCTTGAATCCATTCAGGTGCAGCATGAGCCATACGCTTTTCTACAACCTTATAACCTTTCTTCATAGCAGCCTCAACTTGGGCTTCCATGATCCAAGTGCTTTGGCCTTCTTTATTTTGAATCTTAAATTCTTTCACAGGAAAACCAACAAGGTCACCTAATTCTTCTATCTGAGATAGATTAATCTTTACAACATCCATATCCATCTCTTTACCAAGCTGGACAATAGCGGAAGTCTTACCAAGGCCCGCATCACCTTCAATATTTATTGCAACAGGTACTTTACCTTCTTTCTGAATGTACTGGTTATTGTTAACCATATGCTTTAAAAAGCCTTTTAACTCATCAACGTTTAATTGTGTGATTTTACTCATTTTTGTTTTAATTTAAAGTTCTAATTTAATTTGTCTTCCTGGTAATTCATCATTATAACTGGATCTCTCCGATAGTACCCATAGAACTGGCTTCCTAGGTTTTATACTTGTCCAAGCTTCTCCATCTGTAAAATAGATTAAGCTTGTAAACTCTTTTTTCTCATTAAATAATTCTAGAACAGGTTCAAATCTTGTACCTCCTCTACCTGCAACTGCTAGCTCAAACTTTCCATCATATTTCTCGACAGATTGCATCCTAGAATCACACTGTGCAATTGTGATATCAACACCTGCTTTATACAAGTGGTGAATCTCATTAATAAATTCTTTCAATTCATCATCACAAACAGAACCTGAAGTATCAATACCTACAAGCATGTTTTGTCTCATCTTTATTTTAAGGCCAGGATTATCAGAGTACCTTTTGTTCTCTTTTCTCCTAACCTTTCTAGTAAAGATTTTAGTAGATATACCAGTAAATCTTCTGATATATGCTTTCCAATTAAATTTAGGTGGTATAACTTCATCAAGCTTAATAAGACCTGATATCTCACCTGGTACAAACCCTCTCTTCTTAAGAGTCTGCTCTTTAGCTTCAGACATAACTCTCTGAACTTGTTTTTCAATAAGCTTCTTCTCAGCTTCAGGCATGTTCTCAAACTCTTCCCACTCATGATCAGGAATATCAATTTCCTGATCTCCATCTCCACCACTACCTGGTCCAATCATAACTTTATTTTGGCCTTTTTCCATACCATCAAGAAGCTTGTCCATATTGCCGTCTCCAGAGGTTCCTTTATCTTTCTTATCTTGTTGAGCTTGCTTAAGCTTATCATAATAATATCTAGAACCAGCTTTCCTGTCTAGATTAAGATCATCATAGTCATTTATATCTATACCACCTTCAGGTAACCAATGTCCATCTATATACTGATTGATCTCCATATCCATTGCAATGTTGGCCATCTTCTTATCACTAAACATAGTGAAAGTTGTAAGATGCTGAAAAGCTATGTGCAATAACTCATGTTTTAGTAAACCTAATTTGTGTTCTTCTGACAAATCTGTCCAGAACTTCTCGTTGATCATCAATTGAAAGTTGATGCCATTTTTACATACACCTGCAGTTGGAAGCTGATCGCTCCAACTCTTGTGTAACATTAATAAAAAGAAACCATAATAGGGTTCCTTTAACATCAAGTCTTTTGATGTTTTACTTAGTGAATCTTGTCTATTCATTGTATTATATTTACTTGGATTTCTTTGTATTTAAAATCAAGAGCATTGAATATTCTCTTTTTCTCATTGATGATCTCTTCAATCATCAGCTCTGCTACCCATGGTTTTTTAATGCGAGCATTTGGTCCTATCATATGACCTAACCACCTTTCTTTAAGCTTTAAATCTTGCTTATATACAGTAGCTACTCCCTTGGGTCTATGTTTGTTTACTAAGTCACGAAATAGTCTTGTAACTCTTACATCTACAAGCGCCCAATCCTCAAGATGAGGGTTGCCATATAACCATAAGAATAATAATTCTTCTTTGTAATCTTCTATTACAGTACTGGGATCTCCCAGATTTACAATTGCTTGCATTGCCATATAGTGATTGTCTTTATCACTTGACCGCATCATAGTTAGTAAGTTTTTTAAAACTTCTTTATTCATAAATCATCTTTTAATAAATTTTGAAGAACATCAATATGTTCTTTCCAATCATCTCCATATTGTTCATTGTCAATTAAAAATTGAATAACTTCATGAATTTTTTTTCTATCTTCTTTACTCATATTTTTCCTTTATAAAATCTTCCTAATATATTTCCATTCAGATAATAATCTCTTTCTAAAACCTCATGCTTAAATTGAGCTTTGGTTTCTTCATAGGTAAGAGATGCTTTACTAAAACAAATTTTAAGTATGGTTCTATATATCAATTTACCATCCTTATATGCTTGCTTTAGTTCCTTATTACTACTAAAATAGTTTTCATAGTCTAATTTAATGACTGTCTCATATTTCTTAGCTCTTTTGTCTGTCATAGCAGCTAGCGCTTTCTTGCCAAACTTTTTCTTTCTCTTACTATAAAAGTTTTTCTTACCAATATAAGAGTACATTATTCCGCTTTTGCTATCTAAGTAGTTCATCATGTAAACAAATCCTACAGCACCTTCTGGAATCAGCTTCTCATTAAAGTCTACAGCTCTTTTTCCTGACTTAGCTAATGGCGCATCTATTTCTATCTTCCAAGGATACATGTCCTCTTTTATTTTACTCTTTAAACTTTTCATATCAACTTTTTTAATAGGGGTAATAAAACCTCTCTAGTTTTAGTAAGACCGTGTACTTTAATAGAGTCAGATAAATCTTTCTCCATATCTAGAACTACGTAATCAAAATCATACTTCTCTTTGTATCTTTTCATAGATCTGATACCTGCTTCATCATTGTCAAACAAAACAAATATCTTCTTATACTTTGGTATTATACTTTTGAGCATGCTCTCTGGTATTATAGTATTCTCACTGTCAGGTGCAATTGATTCTGCATCATCTAACTTAAGTCTCTCAAAAGCCATCAAGTCTTTTAGTGAGGATGTAATCACAAGATACTTCTTATCATATTTCAATTGATCGGATCCTTGAATGTAGTTCTTAACCTTGATAAACTTCTTATCAGAAACTTTAGGTTGATAAACTTTATATAATGTACCATCATCTTTAAAGTAACCATATAGACTAAGACCTTTAATAGTAATAGAACTTTCCTTACCATCATTATCTTCTTTAGTCATCACATAGTACTGTAATGGGGCCACATTATACTTCTCAAGTAGTCTAGAACCAATGTTAAACTTAGTCCAATACTTTTGATCAATTGTTGTCCAATGTCTGATTTCATAATCAGTTACCTTATATCTACTATGAACTTTATATTCTTTTATAGGATTACAATCATTGTTTAGAACATACTGATTATAGTCTTGAATAATTTTCATAGCAGCTTGTCCCCGTGTAAGGCTAAAAATAATTTTAACAAGTTCTACGGAGTCACCACCATTACCAGAAGAGAAATCTTTAAAACAATATCTTCCTGTAGTAGCATTAAGATAAATACACATTGAAGGAGTACGCTCTTTTGTATTTACTATAGATCTTATCTTCACATCTTGACCATCAAGTGTTTCAGATAATCCTAAGTAGTATTCAAAAGGCCATCCTGTAGGTATATCTTTTAAATCAGAAATTAAATTTTTAGTTGAAATCATAATACTAATTTAGAAAATAAAAGGGAGCCATTTCTGACCCCCTCTTGAGTTAGTAGTTTAGCAGCTACTAGTCTAGATCAAAGTCAGCACTTGTTTTCATTGGTATAGTTATATCATCATCATCTCCAAAAGATTCAACTGGCTTGTTCTCAATCTTTCTTAAATGTTTTGATTCATTATAAGGAAGTACTGTTTCTGCATTTGGTGCATAACCATACTTTCTATTTTCTGCCTTAGCAAACCAACAATCATAAGCAATGTAACCTGATTTATTTTCATATTCTTTACCTGCAAGACAAGTATGTAGATATTTATCTTGGTACGGTGCAGTTTCATTGAATGCTTTTATAAAGTCTTCAATTGTCTCATGTTTATTATCTTGTTCTGAGAACCAATCTGTAATACCAAGAGCATTAGATAGATTTTTTAGGAACATTAGTACAGATCTATCTCTCTGAATTTTAATTCCTGATTTAGTTTCTCCATCTGCAAAAGCATATTGACTAGCTTTTACTCTACCAATCTGGCCTTCATAACGACCTTTGCTTTCATCATTTCTATCTTTCATAAATCCTTCAAAACCTTCTATAGGTTTAGTTTCCATCTCCATCATTAAATGATATGCACCCTCTATAAATCTAAATTCATCTAGTCTTATACTATTAATTTTTAATTCATGATTACCAGGAGCAATTGTCTTAGGCATTCCACTACCACCTTCTGTGGTCAAATCTGTTGTACTTAAAGCCATTGATTTTTGTTTTTTTTAGTTATTAATTAATTACTTGTATATTTTATTCCAGTGAGTTTTTATCTCACCCTTTTCATTCATTTCAGAAACTACTACTTCTTCATTTCTTAAGTGGTCAGGTCTAGCACCACACGTTACATTATCATTATTTTTAAAGTTGATAACTGTTTGATTACCTTTTCTAAACATGTAACCAATAGCATCTGCATTAGCACATATAAGAGATTTTATTTTACCTGTCAAATCAATATTTGCAGCCATGACCATCTCACCTTTATCATCTACAACCTTGTCTTTGATATGACCTGATAAAATAATATGGGGTGCTAATGTATCAATAAAATCTAAAACTTGAAAGAAAGCTTGACGAATATATAAATATCCAGCACCATTTGGCAATGTAGTTACATCAGTGCCATCATAGTTTTTACCCATAGGTGTCTTTCTATAAAGTTTAATTGCTAATGGCATTACCATAGCTTCTAACGCAGTTACTGTATCTACTGTAACGTAATCATAAGGTTTATCAGCATCTTTTATGGCCTTACCTGCATCAAGCAGCTCTTGAAGATTATCAATCTTAACCTTTAATGCTTCAACATACTCACTGCCATTCTCTAGATCCAATATAAGATTGTTCTCTAAGCCTGCAAATGCAGTAGTTTTACCTGTTTTTGGTTTACTATAGATTATTAATCTTTTAGGATTAACTCTCTCTTTCTTTACTTTTTTTGTTGGAAGTACTATACTCATTTTTTATCTAATTTATTTTCTATTTTTTCTAATGCACTTGCTATTCTATCTAGTACATTTAACCATTCTGGAAAGTTTTTTATTTCATTGTTAAAAATAGGTTTTGCATCTTCCTCTTTCCACGGAACATACTTAGGATCATCTTCTTCTTTCTTCTTTAACCCTACGCCAAGGTATTCTTCAGCAAAGTTTGGGAAGTCAGCAGGTTTAGTCTCTACTTCTTCTTCTTTAGGAGGATTCTTTAGATAATCTTGATAAGCGTTATAAGGTATTTCTTTACCTGTTTTCTTGTCAATAGCAAGTAGTTCTTCAATTGGAACTACATATACTTCATAATCATTACCTGATTTACTAGTTTTTTGCTCCAAAGGATACTCTTCTGCATAAAAAGGATTATGCTTTAGTTTATATAATGTGTGTGTTGGATCTTCTGATACCGCATTAAAATCACTAAGTTCTGTATAAATGTCTCTTCCTTGCTTTAATTCATTAGGAAAGAACTGCATCTTTAGCGCTTCTCCTGGAGGAGCCCACGCAGACTTAGCAATAAAATAAGGGTCAGCAATCTTCAACCTCTTAAATGTAGGCAAGTGTGTTGCCATAAGAATCTTTTGATTCTCCTGTCTTGTACTCATATTTGTATTTTGTTATTTTGTGTTGGTGTATTCATCTCTACTATTCTTATAGTATCCCTATCTAATTTAAAGAAACTCATTCTAGTGTCACCATTTCTACATTTTAAGAAATGAAACACAAGAGTTTCTGGATCAGTTATTTGTATTCTTTCTGGGCCATAGTATCTGATCTTTCTAGCAGCAGGTTTATTAATACCAACTACTACATCAGCATGTTGCAATAATGCATCAGCACCAAATAAGTCAGAGTCTAGAACATAATTACCATATGTACCTTCTACAGCACGTTTAGGGTCATCAATATTTCTATTTAATTGACTTAAGATTACAAATGTTAAAGGATAACTTCTTTTCATAAGTGTTAGCGCTTCACCAAGGTTATATAGCATTTCAAATCTATCTTTCTCATGCTTATCTTTTTTAAATAAAGCTGAGTGATCTACTGTTACTAATAACTTTGGGTATATCTTTTTACCATCTTTTTCAACAACATGTTGTTTAAAGTGATAATCTATACTTGCGCAAAATTCATTAACAGTACACGGTCTATAAATAGAGAAAACTCTATTGTTTTTATTCAGTGTACTAGTGTATTGTTTACATTTATTGTAAATATCTTCTTGTAAAGGTTCATACTTACTATGCAGAATACCATAGTCTTTTTGAGTTATAGCAGAGAATGCTCTCATACCAAGAGTTTTCTCAGGCATCTCAAACTGAAATTGTAGAACTTGAAAGTCTTGATCTTGATTAAGCGCAATAACTTCTGTAACAAGCTGCTCCATAAACAAAGTTTTACCGACACCAGGTCTAGCACCAACTACAGTTAATGTATTCCATTCTAAACCATTTAAGGTAGCATCATTGAACTTTGGCCATGCAGTTGCAAGACTTTTAATTCTACCGTCCATTCTCCCTCTCATTTCTAAGAGAGCTTTCTCATAAGCACGTACTTTACTAATAGCCTTTAGAGGCTTTGCACCATTGAACTGTTCCAAATTATACTATTTTTTCTTTGAATATGTCTAAATCTTCATTAGGGCCTTCATAGTTTAGCATGTCGCAATAAGTAGCCAAATCAGACTCAAATGATTTATCTGAGCCTTGTTTTCTAATAAAGTATTGGGATGTTCTCATATATTCATAATTTTTCATACTATACTCAAGAACATACTTTTTAGTAGCTTGCAATATAGTTGCCCATGTGTAATCATAATTTTCAAAGAACCATCTAAAACCTGTCTCTAAGTTTTTTACATTAGTTCTTGCATACTTACCGCTTCCAAGTTTTTTAGCTGGAAATAATTCATTGTACACTTTAATATTTGTACTAAAATTATCTCCCATTAAATTCTTAGAAGTTTTCTTCTTACTTTTTCTAAAATAAGAGCTTAATTCTTCCATAAAGATAAGGCTTTTATTACTTAATTGCAAGTTATCTGTTAGCCAACCATCGGCTAATAATCTATGTACTTCTAGATCAGAATTAGCTAAAGATTTAGATACAGATACCTTATTTTTTATACAGTGTAATACATACAAAGAGTTAGGTGTTACTTTTTCTTTTATTAATCTATTAAATATTTCATCCATATTACCAAGTTAAGGAAAAATTGTTATTGTCTTTTAAAATCTTTTGAACATCTGTAAAAAAATTTTTACAATCCC